AAGTCCTTTTGCCTCAGACAAATTATCACCAGTAAGAACTTTCTTTTCATCATTCAAAAAGCCGGACCTTAATTCTCCAGACACTTGTGCTTGATAACTTACGCATACCCACATATCAAGCTCGGTGGCCATATCCTTAAAATCCCATGCCACATTAATACGTTTAAATCTAACCTCTTTTGGCATATACGACTTTCCCGTTGAATCCTCACATAAATCCAGGCTATCAACCAATAAGACATCAGGGTATTTCCCATATTTTATTTTGAACTTATCACACTGGTGCCTAATATCAGTAGTCGATACCCTTTTCCCGAACTTGTCCTTCGTGTAAACCATCAAATGTCCTGAATATTCTCCCATTTGTTTTTTAAACATTTCCAAGGCATGCTGAGACACCTTTCCCGTCTCAAAAGCATAGGCGGTTGTTTTCAACAAAGCGGCTTGGTATGCGTCAAGGACTTCTGATTTCGACCCCTCCAATTGAACATGAAGAACATCAAGCCCACTTACATAAGCGGCATTATATCCTATCCATCTTATCACATGGGTTTTTCCAATGCCAGGCAATGCCGCGAACATGCTTAATTGGGTACGGAGATTCCTACCTGCGTTTGCTGTATCTAATGGGTCTATATAAAAAGTGTTGACTGGCTTTTTATTTCCCAATTCCCCCTCTGTCCGCTCTTTATTTTCGGCCAATCGCAATTCAAGTGATTCCGAAACATCAACGGCTTCTTCGGGGGCCAAAGTGAAAGAAGACAACTCAGTCGCATCTTGTTGAAACAACTGAATTGCACCCAACCCATCCCCCTCATCAAAACGTTTGCCTATTTCCTTATACATTTGCTTAAAGCGTACAAGTTTCAGGTAACGCTCAAACTGATCGCGGACACTACTTCTATCCACATCTGTAGACAGCTCATGAATATCATCAAGCAATTCAAGGGCTGCCCTCGATGTTGATACGGCCTGACGGAACACGCCATATTTCGGGGCGATTTTATTTTCAATGAAAAAGGCTCTCAAGGCGGCATTGATTGCGCGGAAAGTGGAGTCTGGAAGAAACTCATCTTTCATGTGCTGACTGACAACTGCACATATATGATTATCAATGATGGCGCAATTATATAGTTCCATCAAAAATTCTTCTGTTAAAACATTTTCTGTTTTCTTCTTTGCCATAGTTATTGGTTATTAGTTATACGCATCCTATAAATCTCTGGAAACCTTCTTTTTGTTCTTTCAATACAGTCGCTGGAATATTTACATTTTTTGCACGCATTTGACTTGGGGGACCAACCCGTAGTCTGCAAGCATAACAAATACCCGGCCTCTGTGTTGTGAAAACGTAACTTAATGGGCTCTTCGTAGTCTGACTGCCTGTATTGCCCTGCAACGCTCTTCTCTGCAGACAACGCCTTGGCTATAACATTCCGGTCTATTCCGAAACTTCTAAGCCATTCATCAATGTAATACATCATGCCAGCCTTTCCATTTGGATCTATAAACTGGCGCTTGTACCTTTCCACGGCTTCATCCGAAAATATCCACGTCACAGACCAACGACCACTCGCAATTGATTCTCTCATACGATATATCTGGTAGGCGATGTAATCTGAAATACGCTCATCAGAAGCCCGTCCGCCATAAAGAGAGTCCAATTTGCCAATCCCCATCTTAACGCCATTCTGATAATAAAGCGTCATAGGGTAAGAGAAATTCTTGTTAATCTTACGCGCCAAGGCTGTTATCGCCCTAATTATCAGTATGTTTTTTCGGTCTGATTCCATTCTTTTCCAATATTCTTTTTAATTTCTTCTTACAATAATGGATTCTGTTCTTTATAATTTCAACGCTTAACTTAGAGGTCTCTCCAAAATGCCCTCGTTCGCTCTCTATCTTTACAATTTCTTTAATTGAATACCCTTGCAATTGAAGAAGGAAAGCGGATAGTTTAATCGGAGACACTTGCAGCAAGGCATCATATACTTCATCTGATATATTATCAAGTATGGACGCAGGACTTGTACTGGCACTTTTGAGATTGATGTATGAGCCAATCTCTGTGTCCGTATAATATGATAACCTTTCTGCCTCCTCTTTGTTTTGGTTGAACACACTACGCTTCGTTACTATATGAAGCCATGTATCTAAGGACTTGCTCTCGTCATAAGTGTGAATATACTTATACAATTGTTCCAGGACATAACTAAGACACGGTTCTAATTCCTGGTAATTGTCAACGTACATCTGCACAAGCCCCCTTATCTGCGGGATCTTTGGCTTTACCAATTTGTCAAACAGTTTCCCATTCCTTTTGAACCATTCTTCTTCGCCCATTTTATCGGTATTTTAAATACAATAAACTGAGCGAACAGCCCCAAATCAATTTTCATCATTTCAAATATACTTTTAAATCAACTTATACCTATATATCAAATGAAAGTATATATGCACAGCATCGGCAATATTGTCATTACCTTCAACATCAATGTGCCAACGTTTTCTAGCATATTCTATCATCATATCCTTAGAGGCATTGCCGTTTCCAGTCGCGAATTTCTTAATATCTGAGACATTGAAGACAACAACTGGAATGTCAAGTTCTGCACAAACGAGAAATAAGATTCCTCTTAATTCGGACAATTTTCGCAAGGCCACAAAATGACTTCCAACATTGACATCCTCTGCGGCAACAAGCCTGATGTGCTTCTCTTTCAGTGTACTTCTCAGCCACGTAGCGAAAGCGAGGTGTTGATGGTAATTCTCCCCGTCCTTCTTCCGTTTTCCTGTTGGCGGAAAGTAAACCTCTCCGTAATCATCACTCGTATGATAATAACCAGTATGTTCTGCCACATCAAGAGCAAGCACATCATGCTTTTTTAAGCTTTCAATAAAATCCTTATCTATTTTCTGCATTCACTTTCTTTTTGCCAAGTCCATCGGCCTGATCCATGACGCATTTTGCTTGTAAGATTTTATTCCAATTGTCTGTATGATGATATTCTTAGGATAATTCCCAGCCTTACAGACCAACTCACCACGTTTGTTGTAGAGATTCGCGTTTTGATTGATAATTCCCATTTTACTTAATTTTTAATTGTTGATATTCCGTTTTCTTTTACGACAAGTAATTTATAAGGGTAGCTCTCGGCTATCGCATTTTGAGTAATTATAAGCGACGTCAAGCCAAGTGAATTTAATGCAGCACAATAAGACATGAGGCCATCAAAATCAGATGCGTCAAGTATTTCATCAGCAACTATAATATCAAGTCCCTTTCCATTGTCACAGGCCGAATTAGTCAAATGCTGAAGGGCAATGATGCTGGCAAGGCACACTCTCGTCTTTTCTCCGGCAGACAATTTATCTATAGAGCCGCAATCTATGCCATTGCGCAATATATTAACCGTAATCTTATCTCTTACTTTGCCTGATTTCAACACTTTAAAACCTTCCAGATAAACCCTTAAATCACTGCCTATCTTTTTAAGGTATTCATTTGTCACAGCTGAAATAGCATCTATTTTTAGATTTGCCAGATGTGTCTTGAAAGATATAAAATAGCCTTCTTGGTTCTTTAAAACCTCAAATTCAGAAGCAGCCTTATCACGAACCGCTGAAACCTCCGCCAACTCTTTTTCATACGCCTTTTTGGATTGCTCCAAAGTGCCCATAATATCATCAGACTTGCTTTCTTCCAGTTCCTTAATATTCTGTCTATATTGCTCAATGATTCCTTCATAATGCGATATGTTGTCACGAAGATTACGAATGTAGTTCTCTCCAGCATCTATCTTGCTGTCAATAGTGTTGAAAACATTGTCAAACATGTTTTTCCTCATGCTGTCAATCTTTCCTCTGGCGACCATGATTTTATTTTGCAGGGCGTTCATCGATCCCTCCATTGAATTAATGTGGGAAATACACTCAGCGACCCTTTCCTGTTGCTTGCGAACATTCTTTGACAATTCTAACAAGCGGTTGTTTCTGTCAACGGATTTTCTGCTGATGTCATACCACTCATTATCCTTTTTGCTTATTTGTTCTTTCAAGTTGTCAACAAACTCACGTTCCTGCTTGGTCTCAGACACAAGGAAACCCATTTCTTCAGTTATGTCATCAATATCTTTCTTTACCTTATTAATATCAACATCAGGCTCCAATGAAAACCTATGATGGCATTTCGGGCACTCTATTATACCATGAAGTATATTCTTGTTGACGGCAAGGTCGGCCGTCAATTTATCGTATTTATTTTTCTTTTCTTTTATCTTCTTTTCAGCCTCGTCTATCCTTTCGCCCATGTTGTCAACTTCTGCGCGTATCTGGCTCAAAAGGCGTTTTTCCTCATCGTCACATTTTTCACAGATATCCGTGTATTTGTTATACTCGGACACGGCGGCTTTATGCTCATTCTTAATATTAAGAAAATCGCCCTTGACTTTTTCAATACGCTCTTTCAAAGAGCCAATGCCGTTCTCACAATCTTCGATTTCCTTTTTCTGCCCATTAATTAAGGCGGGGTAATCGTCAAGTGAGTCAAAATTCAAAATCTGATAATACTCTTTAATCTGTGCGTAACATTCTTCCAATGACGAATTAGACGATTCCAGCGACTCTATCTTGTCCCCTATCTCATCTATCTTCTC